CTGTCAAGGCTTGGGTCGAAATAGACCTTCTTGAACGCTGAGCCAGTTGCCGGTAGACTCCAGAGCATGCGCTCATGCTCAGGGCGAAACTCGCGCATCACTTCGGTCAACTCATAATTTAAGTCGTTCTCCACGCGCACCGCAGCCGCTTGTTTATCAGGGGTCTGCTTACCCAGTATCTTTGTGCGCACAGGCCCTTGCGCAGGAAACGCCTCCATGATCGCTTCAGACTGGAAGCGCACCACGGCCTCGGTAATCATCGGGTGGAACACACCACAGGCTCCGTTCCATGGTTCCGTGCGTTCCTCGTACTGAAGACCTAGAAGTTTTAGCCCTTCCACATACGCTTTCTCCCAGTCCTTGCGGGAGTTCTTGTCGTTCTCAATGTCTCCAGCCAAGTCCCCAGCCATGGCCTGCAAAGCTGACGGGTCTATTTGTTCAGCAAGATTTGCTGAGAAGTCATCCTCCCCATCACCCTTCATCATGTGAATGTCCAACCCATCTGCGTGGATGTGAACTTCTTCTGGGTCAACGATCTCAATCTCAAGCGGTTCTTGTTCAGCCGCCTCTTGCTCCAAACCCACAGGGTTTTGGTACAGGGCTTTGTCAATGTTTGTGGCCATGGTTTATCCTCAGTAGAACGCCGCACGGCGTTTAAAAAATTGGGGTTCGTCTTTTTCGTCAGAGTCAAGGCTGATGAAGCCGCCTTGTCTAAAGCGCAGGAGTGCTTGCGTGGTGGTATCCACAAAGTCGTCGTGCTCACCTACTGGGAATGCAGCGATCTCCTCGATCACCTCTCGCGCCCAGCGCGTGTCCGGTGCCCATACCAAACCGGAGGCAAACATGTCCGCGACTGCGTTGACGCGCACCATCTTATCGTTTCCACGACTGGGTGTAAATTCTTGCACTGGGATGCCCATGTTGCGAAGCTCTTGGATGAGCGGCCCACCGGCGGCTTTCTTCTCCACGATGAACGCATCCGGCTCCCAACTCTTCCAGTGCTTCATGGCGTAGTGCTTGAGTTCTGGGAACGGAATCCTGTCCTTGAAGGCGTCGAGCAGGATTAACTGCGGCTTGTCGTTCTCCTCCTCGTTGTAGAACACCCCCCATGTGGTACAGGCGCTGTAGTCGGATGTGTTCTTTGTCTCGTGCGCCGTATCCCAACTCTGAATGATGTACTCACACTCAGGCGGGTCGTCGGTTGGCCATATGCGCCAGTGTTTTCGGGAGATGATGGCCGAGGAGTCGCTGGTCGGCTGCTGCATGTACTGGGCGTTCCAGTACCGGGGGTCCATAGATGACTTGGCGCTCTTTAACGCTTCCAGCGGCCACTGCTCTGGCCATAGGGATTTCTCCCTATCCGTGTCCTCGTGCAGGATGGCTGGCAACTCCACGATCTCCCACTGCGGGCTGTCTGGGTTGTTCACTTGGTACTGGATCAGCCGCCCGGTCAAGTCCAGCAGCCCCCAGCGGGTCATGATGACAATGATCGCCCCACCCGGCATCAGACGCTGAAGAGGCCCTGTTTGGAACCAACTCCACGCCGTGTCAAACGCTAGACGACTGTTGGCTTTTACGTCTTGTTCCGAATGTGGATCGTCGATAACAAACAAATCAGCACCGCGACCGGCAAGAGCGCCGCCAACGCCAGCCGCATAATACTGACCGCCAGCGGACGTTGACCACTTGCCAGCCGCCTTCTGATCGTCTGCAACGAGAGTTTGGGGGAATAGTTCATGGTAGTGCTCATCATCCAGTAAGTTTCTGACTCTGCGACCAAAGTCCTCGGAGAGCGACGCAGTGTGCGTGCCCATGATGATCTTCTTATTAGGGTATTTACCTAGGAAAAAGGCTGGGAACAGATAGCTGGAAAACTCCGACTTACCCATCCTTGGCGCGATGTTGATAATCACGCGCTTCTTCTCGCCTCTGAGCACGGCGTCGAATATCTTGGCCAGCTTCCTGTGGTGAGGCCCGACCTTGAACCCGGGGTAGACATGCTTGGCAAACTCGATCATGTCGCCACGCGCTGCCCTGACTTTCTTAAAAGCCTCTGAACGCTCAAGCATCTCAAGCGTTTCTAACTTTTCCGCAGCCCCCATACGGGGCAGTTTTGCATACAAAGCTTTGGCTTCTTCAGCCGTAAGTATGCGCTCACTCATCGGCTGGTGTCTCTGGTTTTTCTATTTCTTCGATGTCTGTGTACTCGGTGTCGGTCACATCCATGAACTTGGCCAGCTTCTCTTTGAGCTTTCGGTCGATCTCCTCCTCGGGTACATCTTGTTTTTTGACTTCCAGTTTGTCGGTGAACAGTCCTACCTCCGTGACCTTACCCAGCAGGCCAAGCGCCTTGAGCCGGATGTTGGCGTTGGGGTGTTCACATTCTTCCAACAGTTTGGCCACGACGAAGCCGCGAAGCTCCTTGGCCTGATTGACAAATTCCCAGTCATAAGCGGTGAGCATGCCGACCAAGTGTTTGACGGCCACCGGTGATTTGATCTGTTTGAGGTTCTCGTGCGTGACTTCGTTTGGTGCGGAAGACACGATGTTGGTAAAGGATGTTCGCGCAGCCTTGACTTCTGCGTTGGTAATGACAGTCTCCGTGTCCACGGCTCCCATGCTCTTTAACCAGTCTGCGGTTCTAACTTGTGCGTCGACAACGTCGGCGGGGTGTTGTTTTTCAAGCGACGGCACTTTGCCTGAGTGGTTGCCCACTTCCGGTGTGAAGTCGATAAGATGATCCAGCATTGCGCATAAGTCCCTTGTACCTGCGATGCGCGGAGTGTATACTAATTTTGGGTAGTGTGGCAATTGCAGTTGCCTCATTGCTTCTCCTCGGTTGTGACCCAACCGTTAACGCCCCGGTAGAGATACCGGGGCTTTTTTTATTTAGGTGTGTCTAACGTTTGACATAAGGTTTTTGTAATTTTTATAAAAATTTAGGGGGGTGGGCGTGGGAATCGGAACTCAAACAGGGGGGTTTGGGGTATTGTGGTACTAAGTATTACTGAAATGCTGAGTGCGGGTGGGGAATAGTGTTCGCTGAGGATGGGGTCGCTGCTTAACATATGCGGGGGTGGGGGTATGGTGGGGTCTAAGGTATTCAAAAAATGCACATTTGCACACCTATGCGAACCATTCGCTTACCCCTCATGGTAAAATAGCATCAGCGGTTGAGAAAGGTTCTCACCGCATAACCACGGGGTAGAAACCTACCCCAATTCCTCAAGGAGAGTCACCATGAAAAAAACCCTGTCCGCCATCGGTCAACACCTCGGCACTACTGACCGCATCACCCATGCAGAAATGCAACCCTATCGTGATGCCTACGCTGTCGCCGATGCAGAGACCAAGAAAAGCATGACAGCCGAATTCATCATCGGCTACATCATGGGCAACGCAAAAATCAGTGAGTCAAGTGCCAAGGCTATCTACGACAAATCTCGCCCCACGCCCGCCAAGCCAAAAGGCGCAAATGTCCGCACCGCCGATGAGCAAGCCTGCTACAAGCGTGGCTATGCCAAATGGTATGACCATGTGATTGCCAAAGCACCCACGCTTCCCAAGAAAGTCAAACCACAAAAAGAAGTCAGTTATCGCTTCACACCCGAAGCCAAAGCCAAGGCTAAGGCTTTCCTTGCTCTGGTCAAGAATGATTTTGACAAGGCTATCGCTTTGCTCGAATCAGTCGCAGAGTAATCGGGGTAGGTTTCTACCCCATCCTGAGACAGCACCCTTGTGGTGCTGTTTCTTTCCCTGTCCAACCAAAACTTCACAAAGGCTTACCCGTGAAAAAACACACCCCAATCAACACATATCTGCGCCTTTTAGACCTCCAATCCGCTTGCTTCCACAGAGGGCGCAAAACATGGGCTAAAGCCCTTGGCGCAAAGCTCAAAGAGTTGCGAGCCAATCACCCTGAATTGGCGATGTATTGAGGAAACTCTGCAAACCCATGCGTTGCGTGGGTTTGCGGGGCAATCCTGCCCTATTTGGAGAGTCATCATGAACCAACTGAAATACCGCATCCACACGGATGTGCAAAAGCAAATGGCGCAACTTCAGAAGAAGTTAACCCAAGAAATGAAAGAGAACCCCAAGCATGGCTACGGCTACGCCGATGCGCCCATGAACTGGGAAAACCTCAAAGCCCAATGCAACCGCAACCTCTTGGGGTAGAAATCTACCCCGCACTCAACAGGAGAACTCTCATGAACAAAAAGCAAACCATGTTCCGTGTAGGCGAACGCCACACACTCAAAGGCAAAGTCATCCTCTTCAACGAATTCCCTTCTCGCAGTAAAGGCGACAAGAAATGGAGAGAGTATTCTATTTTCCACGCTGGCTTCGAATTTGGAAAACCTATTGCTTTTCTTTCGTCAGAAAGTAGAGACAATTGGATTACTTCTTTGAGCCTTTAAAAAAAGTGTTAGAATCTTCGCGTCCGTGATTTATCCCAGTGTGTCAAATCTCGGACAGCGTTTCAACCAGTAACGGCGGGGATTTTTAAAAAACTGTCCCATCTATCTATATATTTATTTATATATTTATATATAGAAGTGTTTATATATGGGTGTGTTCTCTCCGCCGTTTTCTTTTTTTCTTTTTGGCTTTGGCTATTGCTGTTCCAAAAAAAGATAGATAGATGGACATTTCCACAACGAATCCAACGCCCGTATGGGCTAAACACTGTCCGAAATTTGACACACTCGGTATAATCATGGATATCACCAACACTTTTTGTCCTGAAAGGTCATAATCACATGGGTTACCGATACTCACACCTCATGAAACTCACACCGAACCAGTTGCACAACCATTGCGAACGGCTCAAGAAGAAAGGCATGAACCCTCTTGAAGTCGATGCCATCAGGAACACAGTGCTTGAGAACAAGGCGCATCGCAAATCACAACGGGCGCATGGTATTCAGTTGCGTAACCAGTGGCGTGTCATTATGTCTGCACTCATGGCAGAGAAGAAGTCTGTGCGTTCGTTGTTGCTTTACAAGAACTCCAAGTCACACGAGGAACGCAAGGTTGCGCTTGAGGGTTACATGGCTGTCATTGAGAAGGTGGAGTCCAAGTTCAAGGAGTTGATGCAGACGGGCGTCACGCCCATGCAACACGACAACACCAAGAAGCACTGGACAGACTATGTGCCACAGCACATCAAGGACAGGGTGTGTGCGCTGTTCGATGCGATACCGCACTACCCCAAGCAAAAGGTCAAGCACCCATTCCCACGCACCATGCCAGAGGAACAACACGCCCGACTCAAGCGCAGGCTCATCGAGCGCACAGAGAAAGACTTACGCCGAGCCAAGCAAGATGTGTTGCTCAATCCTGACAACGAGGACACACAAGAACTTGTCAAGCGCATCAAGCAAGCGTTGACCTACATCGACAAGTTAGAACCAAACGAACCAGTGCCAACGACATGGCATGGCTTGCCTGCGCTCAGGCAACTATAAACAAACTTCCTTGGGGTAGAAACCTACCCCATTCGGACAACGGAGATTGGGCTATGCCGTTGTCCATTTCGACACTAGCCTACAAGGGGAAAAGAAATGATAGCGTTAATTCAGAATGTGCTGGAAGACAACCGCCAAGTTCAGATTGAGGTTGAGCGCAACGATGTGATTAGTATGGACTGCACCATGAGCATCTTGCTGTTGCCCATGATGCGTAAATTCAGAGAGAACACTATGGGGTTTCCAGTCAACGCAGCCTATGTCTTGGCTAATGTGGATGACGATGAGGGCATGGCTAAGTGGTATGCCACGATAGATGAAATCATTTGGGCTATGGAAGTCACCGCAAGCGGAGAATGTTTCGACTGGTTTGAAGACAAGATGCACCTGCACACACGCAGACAAGAAGCATTTAAATCTTTCGGTGAGAACTTTACTAACTTTTGGATTTAACAATCTTGGGGTAGGTTTCTACCCCACGCTGATGCACGGCGGTTCGTCAGGCTACGCCGTGTGTCATTTCGACACTAGCCTGCTTTCACTTTGGAGATAAACATGAAACTTTTTCTTTTGACTTTCACTACCAACGCGCCCGCTCTCTTGGCTTATGCCTTCGGTAAATTTGTGGCAATCAAAATCCTCCACTCCAACATCAATCCGCTGTGGGGCACTGACCGATACAGCAGTGGACACTGGATGCGTGGCGAGTATTCTCGTATCGTTGATGGTGCAGAAACCCAAGCCGCTATTGAAGAGCGTTTCACAATTGCTGGCTATGAAATTTACAGCTTCAAGGAGTTGACACCTGAGCAATACGCTTGGACAGCTTCACCACATGGGCTGGCGTTGCGTATCCCTTTGCTTGAAGCATTTGCCTATGACCTTCATGGCAACAAACGCTATCGACTGCATTCGCTGATTAACCGCATGGAAGCTCGTAGAGCCTTGGATAACTCTCGTTACGCTTGGCATAAGGACTGGCGTTATGGAGTGTCGCAATGGCACAGTCTCATGCGTGTGCGTAAGAACCTAGCTGCTGAGATTAAACACGGCATTGTCACCAAGTCTGCCCGTGGGTTCTGTGATTTATTCATGGACTTGTATTCGACAACGGGGTTTTTGACTAATGTGATGGGTTGCATTGCATCCAGAGCAAGGGCTAGGTTCGATGAACTGGATGTTCCAGACTTCATTATCGAGCCAACAGATTGTGGTCACTGGGAATGGGAGGGTGATGGCTATGAGGTTATCACCAGCAACTATCGTCACACCACTGAAACCTATTGTCATGAGTGTGCTGAAGACTCAGACATCGTTGTCATTGCCGATGACACTGGCAACCACATACTCCGTGACGAAGCCTACTGGTGCGAATACAACGAGCGGTATGTTGAGTTTGAAGACAATGTCGAGGACAGGTATAGCGACGATGACGATAGCGATAGCGATAACAGCTTTGAAGACAGACCTCGTTCGCTGATGAATTACAGCTTCGATGTGTTGCAGATTGTTTCTCGTGACACATCGTTCGAGTCCACATCGTTCGGTGACTTCCACATGGGTGTCGAGCTTGAGCTTGTGACTCCTGAGTCTCGGCATGACGCTGTCGAAGACTTGCGTAGTCAGCTTGGCATGGACTACTGCGTGTGCAAGGAAGACGGCTCACTGCCCGATGGCGGTATCGAGGTTGTCACTGCACCACGCAAGCTGACCGAGCACATCGACAGGTTCAGCAAGTGGCAAGTCAAGTCTATCTATCGTGCTTGGAATACCAATCGTTGCGGTATGCATGTGCATGTCGACTCTCGTGCGTTCACTCGCTTGGTGCTCGGCAAGTTCATCATGTTCATCAACGCATCGGAGAACACCACATTCATACGCCAGCTTGCTGGTCGTCATCCAAGCGTTGACAGTCAAGCACAGAGCTATTGCGCTGCCGAGGGTCAGCTCGAACTTGCCAATCCATCCAAGGCACTCAAGGGTAAGAGCACCAGTCGTTACTTCATGGTCAACACAACTTGCTTGACTAGGGACGAAGCTAACCGCTTGGGTGTCTCGTATGTCGGTGAGCGCAACTTCAACACCATTGAGCTTCGCATCTTCCGTGCGTCTCTCAAGAAAGCACGACTGCTTGCACAGATTGAGTTCACTCACGCAATCATTATGTTCTGTCGTATCGCATCGTATCGTGACCTCAACGGCGACTCGTTCGTCAAGTGGCTCGGCACTACCGATAACCGCTATCCGCATCTGTCTGACTGGTATGGCATACGCCGTCGTGTCAGTGCTAACAACACTGCACCTGCGCCTGTGTCTGTCCCAGTTACCGATGACACACCTAACGAATAACCACATCAACCAATAAGGAGAAGCATCATGTGTCTTATCATTACTGGCGCATCTGACAAGATTCGCGCAACCCTACTCAACACCAACGGCTTGCTCAGTGACATCTACACTAGCAACCCTGACGGCATCGGCATCATGTATGCCACAACCAAGGGACTCAAGGTTGTCAAGACCTTGCCCAAGTCACTGGCTGACGCAACGCAGTTCATCAGCAAGTTACCCAACGACGACCGCCAGCTTGCGATTCACTTCCGCTGGACAACGCATGGCGATACCAACATGGAGAATTGCCATCCGTATGCAGTCGTGCCTGGCTATGTTGCGATGATGCACAACGGCGTGTTGCACACTGGCAATGCTGCTGATACATCCAAGTCTGACACTTGGCACTTCATCCAAGACTTCCTTGTCAGTCCTGTTACTGAGCATCCTCCGATGATTCACAACAACAGCTTCTTGGATATGCTTGCCGAGTTCATTGGCGACAATCGCTTCGTGTTCATGGATGGCGATGGCAACATCAGTCATGTCAATCATGACCAAGGCGTCGAGCACGATGGCTTGTGGTTCAGCAATACCTATGCTTGGAGTCCCAGTCGTCTCATTCCCAACTACTACAAGTCCAGTCGCTTCTCTGCCAAATACAACAAGATGTATACGACTTCATGGCAAGACGACGACACTTATTACTACAACTGGCACACGGGCAAATCAATGGATGATGGCACACCATCACACACAAACATCAAGCCCAAGTGGTCTGCACATGACCCACGCTGGGATGAGAAAGACTTCGAGTTCCCCAACGACGATGTCTACGAGGACGAGCCTGAGTATGCGATCGAGGACTTGTATCGTGTGCTGAGTGAAGCAGATGCTGAGTTGCTGTCCGATGTGCTGGTGAGTGCACCCGTGACTACTATAAACAATCTCTGTAATGCGCTTAAGCCTTCCCCAACGGAGTGGACAAAACTGGAGGACTTGTCCACACCTGAGCAGGATGTCTACAACGCACTGATGGTAGGCGACACTGAGTCTCTGTATGACATCGCCGAGGAAGGCATGACTGACAGAATCGCTGATGTTGCTTGCTATTACCTCAACTGGACTTATCGAGACTCACGCCTGCTGTTGGCGTAACCACAACGGGGTAGGTTTCTACCCCATTTTTTAAAGGAGAACTGAAATGCCAAACTGGTGCAACAACAATTTGTATATCCATCATTCCGACAGTAGCATGATTGAACGCGCAGTCAAGGCTTGGAACAGGAGGGAGTTCCTGCATGAATTTATTCCTGTGCCAGCAGAACTGATTGAAACAACTGCTGGATTCCTTGGTGACGAAGAAAAACAAAAAGAACTGGTGAAGAAGCAACAGGACAACCTAGACAAGTATGGCTACGCCAACTGGTATGACTTCCGTGTAGAAGAGTGGGGCACAAAGTGGGACATTGGCAAACGCGAGTATGAAGAGGAACTTATCCTTGACAACGCCAACAGTTTCCATGTTTCCTTTGAATCTGCATGGGCACCACCTGTGAACGCATATGCCAAACTTGAAAGCATGGGGTTTGAAATTGAAGCCTACTACTACGAGCCAGGGTTTGGCTTCTGCGGTGCATACATGCATAGCGAAGACAGCGAATTCAGCACGCGAGACCCAAGCAGGATACCGCCTGAGATTCGAGATATGTTTGGGATTGAGGATGAAGAAGATGAAGAAGAAATGAATCCCGTGGATGACATTGAAGAGTAACTAACAGGAGAAAGCAAATGAGAAACAAAGCTGGATACACACCTAAAGAACTGGCAACCGACATCGTCTTGTCTTGGATAAAAGTGTCGGCGCTGGAGAAAGTAAACAACTACTTGGACGAAGAATCACCTGCCTTCAGGGATAAGGTGATTGAGCATCTAAAGAAGATACATGACAAGATGCTCAAGCAATCAGGTTTAGACGGCATACCAATCGGAGAAAGCAAATGAAACCACAAATGACAGGACTCAAAGAGAAGCAACGCACACAAGCCAACCAACATTTCTTTGCGGCAAGTGTGCACAACTGGGCATCGACCACGCCTGAGCGTGACTTACCTGCGCTCATCCGACACATGGAGAAACTGGGTCATGGATACAACCTGTTCTTAGTTCCACTGCCGAATGATGCGGAATACGAAATTAACTTTTACCAACCCCAAGTCGAGGGCACGCAATGGCTTGGATTTTTTGAAGGAGAAAGCAAATGAAATACTCAGAAACACAACTGGAAAACTGGCGCATCTACGAGAACATCCGTGCAAGCGGTGTGTTCAATATGTTTGACCCGATGGCAAGGAGTCTGACAACCCTGAGTAAAGACGAGTGGGTGTATTGCATGGAGCATTACATTGGACTCAGACAAGAAGCAACCAAAGGAGAAGTGAAATGAACATAGATGTAAAAGACTGGGAGATTGAACTGCAACACATGAGGTCTAACCTCTACTGGGTTCTCGAAACGCTGGACGAAATAAATCAGAGACACCATGTGCGCCACAGACTACAACAGATGCACAGCCAACTCACAGAGATGCTCGAAGCAATCACAACCAAAGGAGAAGACGAATGAAACGATATCAAATGCAAGTCAGACTCAGCTACTACGCATGGGTCGATGTCGAAGCACTTAGCGAACACAGCGCCAAGGACAACGGCATACGCCAAGCATGGCGTGAGATGGACAAGGGCACAGGTTCGTGGGGTGAAGAACCTGAAGTGTTGGAGTTTATGGAAATGGGAGAAGCAGATGCTTGAGATAACAATGCGTAAAGACTTGGCAGAGGATGGCTTAGCCGTCCCTGCCTTTGATGACATTGATGACAATGGTGATTATGTCGGAAAGCATTACATCACCGAAGAAGAGTTGCTTGGCGCAGAGCTTGAAGGCAACACAGAAGACGACAAGCACCCACGCTATGACTACACAAGGCTACGCCTCCGTGACGGCAGACTGCTGTATTTCATAGGCGTGGATTTAGATTTTTACAACGAAGGAGTAGAAGCATGACTGACAAGACATACAACGGCTGGACAAACTACGCCACATGGCGGGTGAACCTTGAGTGGTTTGATGGGGCAAACTGGAACGACTACTACATCGGTTCGTTCCCTGAACCCTATGACCTTGGGCTTGCGCTGAAGGAACACATAGAAGGCTGCATCTACGAGGCGGGTGGTGGCGACGGCAACATAGCCGTGGACTATGCGCTTGCGTTCTTGTCCGATGTGAATTGGTATGAGATCGCCGAGCACCTGCTTGAAGATGAAGAAACCCAAGCGGATATTGAAGAGTAGACACTAACTTGTCAAACACTTGACAGGTTTTCAACCCCGAGTTAAATTCTGTAAAACACTAAAGGAGAGGCAAATGCCTGATTTAAAAACTGAAATGAGTAAAGTTCTCAACGAGTGGGAGAACCACGAGCAGTCCATCCGCACACCCAAGAAGATGGCCGACGGCAGGGTGGTTTTCACTGTGACCAACAACGTCTCACGCGAGACTTTCAACCATGTCAAGGCCAATCCCAACATCACCTCTGCACAAGCCTGTGCTGTGCTAGAGAAGCGTGGGTTCAAGGAGTCCTCTGTCGGCTCACTGCTGGTGCAGTTCGTCAAGCAGGGGATGATGTCGCGTGACGAGCAAGGGCGCTACAAAACTCTTGTGCCTGAATATACGCCCCTCAAATCCAACAAAGCTGCAAGAGCAGTCCAAACGCCTAAGCGCAAGGCGGGTAGACCCAAAGGCACGAGCATGGGCATCGCCGCGCTCAAGCCCGAAGCTGGGGGCAAGGCGACGGGTGTCATCTCTTCTCAGTGGGATGCGGAGACAGTCATCAACAACATCGGGTTAAAGCAAGCCCGTGCTTTGTATGATGAGCTAAAGAAAATCTTTGGGGGCTGAGATGTGGGATGTGCTTGTCACATTAATCCTGATGGGGTTCGGTGCGCTCATGGTCATCATCGTGGGCGCTATCTTCATCGCATCCATTTTTTACATGCAAAACGGAGGACGGGATGACTGAGTTTAACGACACTGAAAAGCAAAGCAAGGTCAAGCAGGAATCGGTCATCCGATCCTTGAATCCATACAGGAATCAGGTCATTGAAGAAGTGGCAAAGAAGATCGAAACCATGCAAGGCTTTGGTCAGGACACAATTGCCAGCTTTGCGATTTTTATTAGGAGTATGAAAGAGTGAGAGAAGCCATCAGCAAATTCCTGCGGGACATTCTCCGAGCCAAGACCATCCATGAAGTCATTGCCAAGGAACTGCGTGAAGCGCACCTGAAGAAGCTGGAAGCCGAAGCGGGTGTGGAGTATGCGGTGTCGATTGTTCGATGCCAAGAACAACGGATTGAGCGACTGAAGAAACGACTGCTTGAGCATACAGAGGAGGGAGACTACACATGACACAAGATGAAAAGAATTACACCCAATACAAACTGCACGTGCCAGAACACTCTGAATGGCAGTGTTACATGTTTGGTAACAGACCCGGCGGCATGGGAATGGTCTATCGCCCCAACAAAGGCAAAGAGCCAAACTGGTTTGTGCGTTTGATGATGCGTGTTTGTTTTGATTGTTTGTGGGTGAAGGATAAGAAATGACACAAGATGAAATCATTAGCATGGCGCATGAGGCTGAAATTTATGTGGTGCGTCCAGATGAATTCCAAAATCTTTGCATTAAAGACCTTGAACGCTTTGCCAAACTGGTAGCCGCCCATGAACGTGAAGCGTGTGCAAAGGTGGCAGACGCCATTAGCGACAAGTATGGGTGGGGTTATTACGGCAATGAAGTAGACACTGCGGATGAGATTGCTGATGCAATCAGAGCAAGAGAAAAAACTTTTGAGCCGTGCCCGTTCATTGAATGCGGCTGTGATGGAAACCATCCATTGGGGCAAGGAGTAATAAAAAGGGGACAACAATGATTGAAGCAATGAAACTTGCATTGGAATCGCTGGAAGACTGGAAAACATATATGCGTGGTCACTGGGATGTAATTGACGAGCAGGCCGTCACC